TGGTATGGGAGCTAAGAAATTTAGTGTACAATTAAAAGCTTTCGGTAAAGATTTAGACGTTGAAGAGTGTAAGAAAATTATCCATACATATAGGAAAGTATATTCTGCTATACCTAACTTTTGGAAAAAAGCGCAAACAGGCTTAGAGGCAATAATAAAAGGTAAGTATATGGAGGTGACAAAACAAAAACAAGCTCTAGGTATTATACCTAACGTTGGGTTTGATTTACCCAACAAACTTCAATTAAAATATCCAGACCTTAAAAAAGAACAAGCTTCTAGTGGAGAATACTACTTTTCTTATAAAAGTAGAAAAGACAGAATAAACATTTATGGTGGGAAAGTAGTTGAGAACATTTGTCAAGCCGTGGCTAGATGCGTAATAGGTGAGCAGATGTTAAAGGTATCTAAAAAATATAAAGTGGTTATGACAGTACATGACGCTGTAACATGTATTGCACGAGAAGAGGAAGTTCAAGAAGCGGCTGCATACGTAACAGAATGTATGAAATGGAAACCAGATTGGTGTCAAGACCTGCCGTTAGATTGTGAAACTGAATATGGAGAATCGTATGGCTAAATGGTCTTATTCGGCGCTATCTTTATTTAAACAATGCCCTAGAAAATATTACAGGCTGCGAGTAAAGAAAGATATACCCCAAGAAGAAAGCACTGCTATGTTTTATGGGAAAGAAGCACATAAAGCGGCAGAAGATTACGTTCGTCAGGACACTGTAATACCAGAAAAGTTTAAGTACATTGAACCTTATTTAAATATCCTAAAGAAGTTAAAGGGCGAGAAACTGTGTGAGTATGAGATGGGTTTGACTAAAGATTTGAAACCTTGTGGATTTAAAGATAAGAATTATTGGTGGAGGGGTATAGCTGATTTGGTGGTACATAATGGTGACACTGCTTACGTAATAGATTATAAAACAGGAAAAAGTGCTCGTTACGCCGACACTAAACAGTTAGAGATATTATCTGTAGCTACATTCCTGCATTTCCCAAAAGTAAATTATGTAAAAGCAGGTTTGTTGTTCGTGGTATCAAAAGATTTAATAAGAACGAATTATGTAAGAAGTCAAATACAAGAACTAATGAACAATTTTAACTTTGATGTAGAAAGATTAGATACTGCATTTGGGACAAACGTATGGAACCCAATACCTAATTTTACATGCAGAAAATTTTGTCCAGTAAACGATTGCGAACATAATGGAGGTTACGTTGGATAGAAACGATTTATATAACACAGATGCTTATGTTGAAATGCCCGGTCACACGACACCAGAAATAAACAGAGAATGGTGTTCTGAAAATAAAAAAGATATGGTCAACCATCCAGAGCACTATATGAAAGGTGGTATGGAAACAATAGAGTATTTAAAAGCAAAGTCTAGTAAACATGGATTTCAAACTTATTTAAGACTAAACGCTATGAAGTATTTAAGTAGAGCAGAAGAGAAAGAGAACACGTTGCAAGATTTAGAAAAAGCATTGTGGTATTTAAACCGATTGATAAAAGAAATGAAAGGAAACTAATGGATAGTTATAGTCAATTTATTGCTAAGAGCCGTTATGCAAGGTACATGCCAGAAGAAAAACGTAGAGAGGACTGGCATGAATCTGTAAGTCGGTACATGGATTTTATGATAAACCATCTAGAAGCCAACTACGGACATGTAGTAGATACTCCTACTAAGTTTAAAGTGCATGAAGCAATATGTAATTTAGAAGTTATGCCAAGTATGCGAGCCATAATGACAGCAGGTAAAGCGTTGGCACGTGATAACACAGCAGGATACAACTGTTCTTATTTACCAATTGACGACCCCAAAGCATTTGACGAAGCTATGTACATTCTTTTATGTGGCACGGGTGTCGGGTTTAGTGTGGAACAAAAGTACATACAAAAACTACCTGAGATACCTGAGAAGATGTTTGATTCTGAAACAACGATTGTAGTGTCTGATAGTAAAGAAGGTTGGGCTAAAAGTTTACGACAACTTATTGCGTTGTTATATTCTGGTGAAGTACCTAAATACGACATGCGTAAAATTCGTCCAGCAGGGGCAAAACTAAAAACGTTTGGCGGTAGAGCCAGTGGTCCTGAGCCTTTAGAGGAGTTGTTTAAATTCACCATCAACAAGTTCAAACAAGCCAGCGGAAGAAAACTTTCTTCTATAGAGTGTCACGACATAATGTGTATGGTAGGTCAGATTGTTGTAGTCGGCGGTGTGCGTAGGTCAGCCATGATTTCTTTATCCGATTTAGAAGATTCAAAGATGAGAGAGTGTAAGTCAGGTGCATGGTGGGAGCAAAACGGTCAAAGAGCTTTAGCTAATAATTCAGCTATCTATGAAGAGAAACCTGATGTAAGTTTGTTCTTACATGAGTGGACAAGTTTATATAATAGTCATTCTGGAGAACGAGGTATTTTTTCTAGAGACGCATCTAAGAAACAAGCTAAGTCAATTGGAAGACGTGATACTAATTATGATTTCGGAACTAATCCCTGTAGCGAGATAATTTTGCGTCCATACGAATTTTGCAATCTTTCAGAGGTTGTAGTACGTGAGAACGATACGTTTGAATCTATAAAAGAAAAAGTTGAGATAGCTACTATATTAGGTACGTGGCAATCCACACTAACAAATTTCCCCTATTTACGGAAAGTGTGGAAAAAGAATACGGAAGAGGAAAGACTTCTTGGGGTGTCATTGACTGGTATACTAGATAATAAATGGATGTCGGAAATTACTGATGATACTAAACAAAAACTTGAGCAACTCAAACAGGCGGCTGTTAAAACAAACGCTGACTTATCTGTTCTTCTCGGAATCCCTCAATCGACTTCGATTACTTGTGTTAAGCCTAGTGGGACTGTTAGTCAGCTTGTTAATTCTGCCAGTGGTATTCATACTAGACATAGCCCTTATTATATTCGCAGGGTTCGTGGAGATAAAAAAGACCCTCTTACACACTTCTTAAAAGAAGCAGGTGTGCCTACAGAAGACTGTGCGATGAAACCAGACTCGACTGCTGTGTTTTCCTTTCCAATAAAATCTCCAGATGGTTGTAAAGTTAGAGAAGACTTAACAGCAGTTGACCACTTAGAGTTATGGATGATGTACCAGAAGCATTGGTGTGAACATAAGCCGTCAGTAACTATTTCTGTAAAAGAAGAAGAATGGCTAGATGTAGGTGCTTGGGTATGGAATAACTTCAACGACATATCGGGTATATCTTTCTTACCTTGGGATGGCGGAACTTACAAGCAAGCTCCATACGAAGAATGCACCGAACAAGAATACAATGAAATGTTAGCCAAGATGCCTACAACAATTGAGTGGAGTAAGCTAGTAGAAGAAGACGACAATGTTAAAGGTGTACAAGAGTTAGCATGTACTGCAGGAGGTTGTGAAATATGAATGATAAGGTAGCTAGAAGATACGATGGTAGTCTATATACTGAATTTCCAATAAGGGTTCTTAAAACTGAGATACAAAAGTCTAGTATGCCTGACTGGTTGAAAACTAAATTTTATCGTATGAAACAAAGACCTAAGTTCATATATGTCGGGGATATAATATTTCAAAATTACCGAAACCCTATGACGTTTACATCCAAATCTTGTAAGGCTTTTACTGGTTTATCACTCAAAAGTACGCAAGCGTTAGAAGAATACCTTGAGCAAAAAGGTATATTTTTACAATGGCAACAGTTTAAAAAAGCAGGTTATATGGAAGCTAGATATTTTCATAATCATACTAAGAGCGATAAAATAAAAAAGAGTATAGAGTCTTTTAAAGAGTGGAGAGACAAATATGAAAATTGAATCACCTTGTATTGGCGTTTGTGAACTAAAAGATAACGTCTGTATTGGTTGTAATAGAACAATTGAAGAAATAACTAACTGGGTGCCTATAAGTCAAGAAGAAAAGGAGTTAAAAAATGGCCTATGTAAATAAACAAAGACCTTACAAAAAAGAATATCAGCAGCAGAAAAAAAGAAACGAGCAAGAAAGACGCAATGCTCGTGAACGTGCTCGGTACGCTATGGACAAAACAGGTGTAGATAAAAACAAAAATGGTAAAGCCGACAAAAGAGAAGGTAAAGATATTGACCACAAAAAAGCTCTTTCTAAGGGAGGGACTAATAGCAAGAAAAACCTTAGAGTTGTTAAAGCTAGTACAAACAGGTCTTTTAAACGTAACTCTGATAGATCAGTAAAGAAGAACGCTTAATGCAAGTAGTAAATAATAAAGCCTTGTTAGTAAATACTAAATACCCTGAGCGTATAACTAACGCAATTACAAAAAGTAAAGTAATTAAAAAAGACAATGAGTTTAGTAAAGTATTAGTTCACTGGGATTTTGAAGAAGCTAGAGCTTTAAAAGAACTTAGGTTTAAAAACGTGCCGTCTCCAATGGAAAGAGATTATGAATGGGGTGGACCCTTTAAACCTATGGAGCATCAAAAAGTTACAGCTTCTTTTTTATCTATTACTAAACGTGGTTTTTGTTTTAACGAACAAGGCACGGGTAAAACAGCTTCCTCAATATGGGCATCAGATTATTTAATGAAGCTAGGTAAAATTAAAAGGGTTTTAGTTGTATGTCCGTTGTCTATTATACATTCTGCATGGCAAGCAGATTTATTTAAGTTTGCATTGCACAGAACAGTTAACGTAGCATACGGTACACGAGAAAAACGTAAAGATATAATTAACTCCGATGCAGAGTATGTAATTATTAACTATGATGGTATAGAAATTGTAGAGCAAGATATTAAAGAAGCGGGGTTTGATTTAATAATTATTGATGAAGCAAATGCTTACAAATCTATATCTACAAAAAGATGGAAGTCCATGCAAAGACTTATAAGTTCAAATACATGGTTGTGGTTAATGACTGGAACTCCTGCTGCACAATCTCCAGTTGATGCGTTCGGTCTTGGTAAACTTTGCGTTCCTGATAGATGCCCTAGATTTTTTGGTAGGTTTAGAGATATGGTTATGTACAGCGTGGGCAGGTTTAAATGGGTACCTAAAGATGATGCAGAAAGTATTGTATTTAATATGCTACAACCTGCTGTTAGGTTTACAAAAGCAGAGTGCCTGGACTTACCTCCTGTAACACACGTTAACAGAGAAGCACCTTTGACTACACAACAAGATAAATATTATAAAACATTAAAAAAAGATATGTACATGACTGCTGCCGGAGAAGAAATAAGTTCTGTAAATGCGGCTGTTAATTTAAACAAGTTATTACAAATATCGGGGGGTGCAGTTTACACCGACACTAAAGAGGTAATAGAGTTTGACGTGTCAAACAGATTAAATGTTGTGCGTGAGGTAATTGAAGAAGCTAGTAACAAAGTTCTGGTGTTTGTGCCTTTTAAACATACTATACAACTGCTTAGTGAATTTTTAGACAAACACAAAATTACAAGTGAAATAATAAATGGTTCGGTTCCTGTAACTAAAAGGTCGCAAATATTTAAATCATTTCAAGAAACCAAGCACCCTAATGTATTAATAATACAACCACAGGCGGCATCGCACGGAGTAACGTTAACTGCTGCAGATACGATTATATGGTATGCACCTGTGACATCTTTGGAAACATATTTACAAGCCAACGCTAGAATAGATAGGCCGGGACAGGATAGTGCCATGACTGTTTTTCATATATCAGGAAGTCCTGTGGAAAAGAAATTATATGACATGTTGCAAAACAAACTAAAAAACCACACTAAATTAGTAGATCTTTATAAAAAAGAGTTGGAAACTTAACTATAAAATGTTAAGATAAAAGTGTCTTATATTGTTTAACGAAGAAGAACAATTTGAAAGGAAGTAAATTATGTCAAGTTTTAACGCAAACGAATTAGTAAAAGTGCTCTTAAAAATAAGAGATGCGAAAGATAAAATCCGCAAAGAATCAGATCAACAAATCGCCAAACTAGATGAGCAGTTGGATGTTGTTAATCAACAGCTACAAAACATCTTGAAAGAAACAGGCGCAACTAGTATAAAAACTCCGCATGGCACGGCTTACCAAACAGTAAAGTCTAGATATTGGACAGACAATTGGGAGGCTATGTACAGATTTATTCAAGAGCACGATGCTTTTGATCTTTTAGAACGGAGAATACATCAATCAAACATTAAACTATTCTTAGAAGAAAACCCTGACGTACTACCAGAAGGGTTAAACGCCGACAGTAAATATTCTGTTACTGTGCGTAGAAAATGAATAGACTACTAGCTAAAAATATTGAGAGCCCTCAAAGAGTTATTGTGATAGCTGCGGCTCCGAATATACATAGACAATACTATGACACACCATTTGAAGAAGGGGTTAAGAAAACACCTACTTGTTTTTCTTCGGATGGTAAAACACCAGACTATGATGTAGACGAACCTCAAGCAACGTTTTGTATTAAGTGCCCTAAAAATATACAAGGCTCAGGAGAAGGCAATTCAAAAGCTTGTAAGATGCACCAAAAAATTGCAGTCTCTTTACAAGATAATTTAAAAGGCCCTGTGTACCAATTAGTAGTTTCAAGCACGTCGTTGTTTAATAAATCTAATGTATTTGAAGACATGGGGTTCTTACAATATGTAAGGAGGTTGTACCAACAAGGTCAAAGCGTGGATGGTGTAGTAACAGAGATAGATAAGATTGACGAAAATAATTTTTATAGAATTTCTTTTAAACCAATACGG